AAACAGTTTTTAGATGGAGATTGGGATGCCTACGAAGACTCAGCTTTTCCTGAATTTAGTAAAACAACCCATGTGGTTGAACCTTTTGAAATACCTAGAGGTTGGTATAAGTTTCGTGCTGCTGACTGGGGTTATTCTTCTCCTGCTTGTGTTTTATGGTTTGCTGTGGATTATAATAATAATTTATGGATTTATAGAGAATTATATACTAAAAAAGTAACAGCTGATTATTTTGCAAGACAAGTATTAAGTTTAGAAAATGGTGAGTATATTCACTATGGTGTATTAGATTCTAGTACATGGGCAAAAAGAGGTGATGTAGGTCCAAGTATAGCAGAGACAATGATACAAAATGGATGTAGATGGCGACCATCAGATAGATCACCTAAAAGTAGAATTAATGGTAAGTTAGAAGTTCATAAAAGATTATCAGTAAAAGATAATGAACCAGGTTTAAGAATATTTAAAACTTGTAATAATTTAATTAGAACTTTAGGAACATTACCAACAGATAATAAAAACCCTGAAGATGTAGACACTAATGCTGAAGATCATGCTTATGATGCATTAAGGTATGGTTGTATGAGTAGACCAACACATCCTAAATATGCACAAAGATTTAGAACTTTTATATCTACTAATGATTTTCATGCAGCAGATAATAAATTTGGATATTAATGCCATTAAATAAAAAAGGTAAAAAAATTAAAAAAGCTATGGTAAAACAATACGGTAAGAAAAAAGGTCAAGCCGTATTTTATGCTATGGAGAATAGTGGAAAAATAAAGGGTGTCAAAAAAAATAAAAATACCTGAAACTAATAAAAAAAATTTCCCTTATACTTTAAGTTTAGTGTGGTGGGAAGATATTGTCAGTGAGTCAAGTTGGGCTGACATAATAGATATCAAAAAAGCAAAAACAGCTGTATGTTGTAGTGTAGGATGGATAATTAAACAAGATTCTAAATCTACAATATTGATGGCTGATTATTCTTTTGAAGATAACAAAGAAATAAAACAAGGTGGTAGTTATACAACTATACCTACTAAAAATATTATTTCAATAAAGAAAATAAAAATATAGGAGATATAATGGAAGCAAAATTTGATCCAAAAGCAAAGGTCAAACAAGGTCAATTTAGTGATGCACCTGATGGAAAAAATCCAAATAGGGAACACACTAATATTGATTTTACAAAACATGCACCAAAAAAATACCAACCTTTTGAGTATGATGTAATTGAGCCAACTAAATCAGGTTCAGAGCATGTAGAAGATTCTTTGTTTAAGATGGCTGATGAAAAAGATTATTAATGAGTCTTGGACCTAAAAGTAATTTTATACCTGTAGTATATGCAGGTACAAGAAAAAAGAAATATAATAAGAAAAAAAATAAAAATAAAAAGAGGAGAAAACCCAAATGATGAAAAGATATATGCACGGAGAGCTTGCACCTGATGCACCAAAAGCACCTAATGAGCCAATGGCAATAGATCCTAATTCAAAAGTAAAACAAGGAGATATGTCTGGTGATGGTAATGATGCAAAAGGTAAATCAAAATCAAAAGTAGATCCAGCAATCTTTAGAATGGCTGAAGAAAGAGATTACTAATTTAAATGGAAGAAGAGAAAAAAACTAATGGCGGCTACGAAGCCGAGGGGAATCCTTTAGTTGGTTTAATACGAAGTAAGTTTCAACAAGCTGAAACATCTAAAGTCTATGATGAAAAAAGATGGTTAAAAGCATACAGAAACTATAGAGGATTATATGGACCTGAAACTGCTTTTCGTGAAAATGAAAAGTCTAGAGTATTTGTTAAAATAACAAAGACTAAAGTTCTTGCTTCGTTTGGTCAAATTATTGAAGTATTATTTTCTCAAGGCAAATTTCCTCTAGGTATATCACCTACAGCTGTGCCTGAAAATATATCTGAAAGAGCACACTTACATCCAAAACAAAATCAGCAACCTCAAGAAGAGTTACAAAGTCCTTATGGGTTTGAAGGTGATGGTATTGAAATACCACCTGGTGCTACCGTAAATGAGTTAATACAAAATTTAAATAATGAATATGATAGTCTAGGATTTAAAGATGGTCCATCAAATATAGGTGGTCCTCAAATAGAACCTGCAAGAATAGCTGCAGAAAAAATGCAAAAATTAATACATGATCAGTTAGAAGAAAGTAGAGCTATTACAATAATGAGACATGTATTTTTTGAAATGGCATTATTAGGCACTGGTATTTTAAAAGGACCATTTACAGATACAAAAGAATATAATTTATTTTCTACATCAGAAGATGATCAAGGTAATGTAGAAAGAGTGCATGCCATTAAAAAGAAAGTTATTCCTAGTATAGAAGCTGTATCATGTTGGGATTTTTATCCTGATCCAAATGCGACAAGTATACATGATTGTGATTATGTAATACAAAGACACTCATATAATAAAGCACAGTTTGAAGATTTAGCAGATAAACCTATGTTTGATAGGGAAGCAGTATTACATTGTTTAGAAGAAGGACCTAATTATCAAACAAGAGGATTTGAATCATCACTATATGATAGAGAAAATATACAAACTATTTATAAAAATAGATTTGAAGTATTAGAATATTGGGGTATAATAGATAAAAAAATTGCAGATGAATGTGGTATATCATATGAATCTGATTCAGATATTATACATGTTAATGTATGGATATGTGGTAATAAAGTACTACGAATGGTTGAAAACCCATTTACACCTACAAGATTACCTTATTTAGTTTGTCCTTATGAATTAAATCCATATCAATTTTTTGGAATAGGTATTCCTGAAAATATGGAAGATTCACAAATGGTTATGAATGGTCATGCAAGAATGGCTATTGATAATTTAGCACTTGCAGGTAATCTAGTATTTGATGTAGATGAAACTATGTTAGTTCCAGGTCAAGATATGAAAGTATTTCCTGGTAAAATATTTAGAAGACAAAGTGGACAAACAGGACAAGCAGTACATGGATTAAAATTTCCTAATACTGCATTTGAAAATTTACAAATGTTTGACAAGTTTAGACAACTTGCAGATGAGGCTACGGGTATACCATCATATTCACATGGTGCAACAGGTGTGCAATCTACAACTAGAACTGCATCGGGTATGTCAATGTTGATGGGTGCTGCAGCATTAAGTATTAAAACAGTTATTAAAAATATTGATGACTATTTATTAAAACCTCTAGGACAATCATTATTTTATTGGAACATGCAATTTAATGATGATTCTCCACATATAATAGGTGATTTAGAGATTAAAGCACAAGGCACTTCTTCTTTAATGCAAAAAGAAGTAAGATCTCAAAGACTAATGACATTTATGCAAACTGCAGCTAATCCTGCACTTGCACCATTTGTTAGATGGCATACATGTTTAACAGAAATAGCTAAGTCTTTAGATATTGATCCTGATCAATTAATTAATGATCCTGAAAAAGCAGCGATCTATGCACAAATAATGGGAATGGCAAATGGAAATCAAAACAATACAGCCGCTACTGGAGGACAAAATCAAATGGGACCAATTAGCCCAGTACCTGCAGGAGCTTCGCCAACAGATCCAACAGGAACTGGAGGTGGCAACATCGGTACAGGTAATGTACCAATGCCAGGGGAAGCTGGCTTTAGTGCGGCAAATACTAAACCTCCAAGAGGCGAACAAACGCAATAAAGATGGCAACTAAAACTTTTAATCCAAAAAGAATAGGTGGTGGAACTATTTCATTAGAATATAATGCAACAACTGGACAATACAGTTTAAAAGAAACTGGTTTTGATGCAGTAAATGAATTAACAATACCTGATTTTTCTAAAATAACTACGACTACCCCTGCTAAAACAGAAGATCCAAAAACTGCTACAGATTTAACTGGAACAGGTGTAGCACAGCAAACACAACAAGCATTTAAAATAGGTGATCGTGATGATGATAAAGGTAATATAAAACGTGCTACTATAGATAAAACAACTGGTGATTCATTAATACAAAAAGCTAAAGATACTAGTGCTGCTTTAAATTTAGTTGATGCTGAAGATGTTAATTTAGCATCACAAAAAGTATTTGCACCTACAGAAAAGTTAACTATGCAAGGTAGAACTAGAAAAGCAGATTCTGAAGTTGTAGGTACTATGGCAAATGAATTAAAATTAGAAGCACCAAAAGTAGAAACACAAAAAATAGATAGAACACCTAGATTTTTAAGAGATGTATTTGGTAAACCTGTAAAAAAAGAAATATCTACAACAAGACCTGCGGGTATTGATGCACCTATGAAAACAGGAACTGCTGTTCCTGATGCAATAAAAGAAGGGCAACCTGCAATAGATGAAGCACCATTCGATCCAAAATCATTTGAAGGGGTGTCTAAAATGGGTGCATTAGCTGGAGTAGGAGAAAAAGATAATGTTGTAGAACAAACTAAACAAAATACTTTAATAGAAAGTGCAAATACTGCTTTAACATCTATTGGAGAAATATTAACATCAGGTCCATTAGTAACAGCAGTAAAAGCTATAGCAAGACCCGAAACACCAACGGATAAACATGCTAAACAATACTTTGATATATTCACTTCAGGTAGTAATGAAGGTAGAATAGCTACTAACCCAGCAACTAGTTTATACGGTGGTATGAACGCAGTATCAGCATTTGGTAATTTAGAAAAAGCTGGAGAAAAAAGACTTGCTAAGAGAAAAGAAACTGAAGCTAGAAGAGAAAGAGAAGGAAGACCTGTATCAGATAAATTTAAACAAACTACAAAAAATATGGAAAAAGAGCAAGCAAATTATAAAGCATCTTTAGATAAAAATGTAACTACAAAAAGAGAAGCTGCTATAATGAGCAGACCAGGCGGAGGTGGAGATAAAAGTGGTAGAAGTGGTGGTAAAATAGTTTGCACTATGATGAATGAATCCTATGGATTTGGATCTTTTAGAAATAAAATATGGTTAAGACATTCTAAAAATTTAGCACCTGAATATCAAATAGGATATCACAGAATATTTTTACCACTAGTTAAATTATCTAAAAAAAATAAAATTATTAAAAAAATATTAGAACATATTGCTATACATAGAACAATAGATATTAGACAAGAAGAAAGAAATAAAGTACATTTAACTGGTAGATTGTATAGAAAAATATTAGAACCAATATGTTATTGGGTAGGTAAAATATAATGGCTATAGTAGATATGAGAGGTGAAGTTGCAAAAGGTAAAGCTACTACAACAGGTATGATAAATGAAAAACCTAATAAAGTAACACCACCTAATTTATCAGGAATGAATAAATTATTTGATAAACCTAAACAAAATATTCAACCACAAAAACAAGCTACACCTATAGATGATAGTTTAATATCAAAAGTACAAAATTTAACAGATCAAGATAAAGCTACTTTAAAATTAGTTTTATCTCCATCTGTTAGTAATGTTTTAAAAAAAGTTGCTCCTGAATTAAGTCCTTTAGTAGAGGCTGCTGGATCAACTGAAGAAAATGTTATTATACCTGTATCTATGTTTAAAAATTTTGCACTAAAAAGATACAGTGGAGATGAGTCACAAGCAATAAATAATTTTGTTGCAGATTTATCTAATATGAAGATGGATCAACAAACTGTGCCACCTGATATGGAAATGCCTCAACAGGCAGAAACTGGACAAGATTTTGAATCAATAGATTCAGATATTCAAACAGTTTAATATCAGCCCACAATTATGGAATAGAGCTACCCTTACCCATAAGGCACTCAACCAATAGGTAAAAATAATGGAAGAAGAAAAAAAAGTTTCTGAAGAAACTAAACTTAATTTACAAAAAGCAAATCCTTATACTAAAGATCGTGGAGAAGACGATGCAGAAACAGAGGCTTTTGCAAAAGGTGAATTAGCTAAATTTCAAAGGGAACAAAAAGAAAAGGAAGCAGAAGCAGCAACCGAACAGAAGGACACCGATGCATCTGAAGAGACTGCAGACAACACAGATCAAAAGGCTACTCCTATCGCTGAACGCCCTGCAAAAGCTGAAGATCGTGTCTTTAAGAAACGTTATGACGATTTGAAAAGACACTATGATTCTACAATTAATAAACACAAGGAAGAACTTCAATCTTTGCGTACACAATTAGAATCAAGCACAAAACAATTTGTGCCACCTAAATCAAAAGAAGAGTTAGAGGCATGGAGAAAAGAGTACCCTGATGTTTATGAAATGGT